GGAGTCATGCACGAGCACGGTGGAGTGTGGGCTGAAAGTAATCCGAAGAGAACAGGTAAGAAAACAACGTATTTTCCTCGAAGACCTTTTGTAGGTCCAGTGTCCGACAAGCTAATCTCAACTGGTAAGATAGCTATGATTGGACGAGAGGTTTCATCTGAGGTGGGAGTGGGAATACCGTCTGTTGAAGGTGGTGTATATCAAAAAGAGTGGACTGTTAAGTAGCTAACTAACAACAAGGAGCCTATCATGGGCAATATTATTATCCCGTTTGGGAAGGATGCTGTCCTCTACTACGGTGATGCAGGATCGCAACCTCTTGCCAAGGAGTTTTACTTCGCTGGCATTAAGGATCTTACTGTCACAATGGAGAAGGATGAAGCTGACGCATCCCGTCGAGCGTATCCAGGCTGGCATGACCAGCGAGTTGGAATGAAGAATCTTAGGCTTGCATTTGACGTTGCCGGGGTCACTGTGGATGAGGTTGGGGCGGCAGGGGCTAAGGAGGTCGGTGCCGATAACGGGATTGATCTATTGAGAGCACTATACCTGACTGATTTATACAACGGTATTGCTGGTATAGCGCTATACGCCAGATCAACAGGGGTGCAACCAGCTGCTGCCGACGATTATGTTGGTGAAGGTATTTGGGGTGATTTCCTGTGTACTAAGTTTGACAGGAATGAGCCTCTAGGCGATCTTCAGTCATATTCCGTTGAGATGGTTATGACGCTGATTCATGGAACTACTCCAACATGGTCCGACGCTGATCCTGTATAACTGAAAGGGAACAACAATGGGTACTGCAAAACTAGATGGCAATGTGAGCATAGCTGGAATGGGATTTCCGGTTCACATTTCTGTTGAGGACGAGGGGGGTATTGGGCAACAAGTTACTGTTCCAATGGCTTACGCTGGCACTGTTAAGTCTGGCGGAGGTACCACTGATGGCGTTATCGAAGGCGTTGCTTTAACAACTACGATAACAGCAGCCGATAATGTGGATGTTTACTGGGTTGATGCTGCAGGTGATCCACAGATTGTCTATGGTGGCGATGTTTCTGATGTTACCGATGATGAAATTACTTGTGGAGGCGTTACCGCTTTCAGTGGTAATTTACCTGCTAATGGCTATGCGGTTATCATTGCTGCTCGGAAGGTTGTTACCACAGCGTTTTTGGGAACTGCTGTATCAGCAGTAGCTGCTTACTGTTCAGTAGGCAGAGGTCATATTGCGTTTATTGATACCGCTGTTGCTGAACTCACAGTTGACATTGCGGATGGTGAAGGCTGGTTCTGGATCGAGGGACTTGGGTATGCTAACCCAATTACAGGTGATGACATCGACGAAATCTGGGTGTCTACAGCTGACACAATAGCCGACCGTACTTTCTATGTTGGAGTTCAATACGATAGCGTGTCATAAGGAGTTCTAACATGAAGGCTACTGTAGACGCCTATGTTAATATCCTCGGTAAGAGGTATGGCATAGAGCAAATGGCTGAGGAAGAGGGGGTTATTAAGCACGAATCTGTGTTGAATACTTGGATTCCGTCAGAATCACTAGCAGCAGTAGAAATTGATATTGGTTTTGGCGGTGGCACTGAATCCACATTTTCTGGCACATTTGCTGCATTTGATGACGATACATATACCGTAGGAGATAGAGTTACTTTTTTCTATAACGGTGGTGTAGATAAAGTTGTTGGTGGACTTGTTAGCGATGAAGGAGCTAACTTTGTTAGGGTAACCGGAGCTGATACTAATTTCCCAGCTGAAGAGACGGTTGGATACCTTTTTAAGGATACATCTATTGATGTGTCATTTGAGGGTGACGACCTAGAATGCTTTGCTGTATATTGTGAAGCAGCCGCAACAGTAACATTCTGGGCAAGTGACGTTAGTAAACTAGCTATCGACCTCACAGCTGGTCAATCTTACTTTTGGATGAAAAACACTGGATACACTAATCCTCTCGCAGGAGAAAGTATAACCGAAGTCGGTTTTGTAATGTACGGAGCTGTAGGAACAGAAGTCTGTAAATTCGCAGCACTTCACAACAACGTAGAATAAAAAGGAAGCACCACCCATGCACAAGTTCACAGATGAAGCAGGTCAAGAATGGAAGATCAATCTAAATGTTGGTATCATTGATGATATTAGCGACGAACTAGGCATCGACCTCTTCGAACCAATTGGAGCTGAAAATAGCGAGGACCAAGTAATCTCTAAGCTTGCTCCTATCTCAGGAGAGAACATCAGGAGATTCGCTAACATGCTCTTTATGATCTGTGAGGATCAATGTAAAGAGCGAGAGATGGAATCCAAGCAGTTTGGTAAGATGCTTCGAGGTGATGCGTTTAAGCTAGCCTCTGAAGCCTTCTACTTGGAATGGGTGGATTTTTTCCAAAGCCTCGGCAGGACCGACTTGATCGAGGCGATAAAGAAGGTGATGGAAGTGATACAAGAGGCGCTAACGGAAGTGACAAAAAGGATCAAGGAGGCAACAAAGGAGGACCTAAAGACGATCTCGAAGACTGGATCAAAGACCTCGGAAACAGGGAACTAGCTTACTTTTTAGCTGGTATCATAGGAATCAATCCAGCTAAATTAACTCTCCGCAAACTCCTCTTAATGAGCGATGGAAAGGAGCGTAGTGATTGGAATAAGTTTTCTGTACTAATCTCAACTATCCACAATGTCAATTGTACTAAGAAATCAGATATGATTGACTTTAAGAACATTCATCCTTACTATGTTAGTGAGGCAATTGAAAAACGGAAAGCCGGACCGTCTAAGGAAGAAATAGCCCACGGACTAATGCAATTAAAGAAAGCTTTCAATGGGTAGTCGAGCCGATATAGAAGCTGGTCAAGCATTTGTTCTCTTTGGGATTAAGGACACAACTCCTAAAGGGTGGTTTAATCAGGTTGCTGCAAAGTTCCATCGACTAGCAACCAAGATGAATGCTATTGGTCGAAAGATGGCTATTGGAAGTTTGATAGCCGCTACTCCACTGATAGCAGCTGTCCGTATCTATGCTAACTATTCTAAGCAGTTAGCCTTCGTTTCCACGATGCTGGATGGTAACCTTGGTAGGATGAAAGCGTTCTCTGCTGGGATTAGAAGATTATCTGTAGATTTTGGAGAATCCACTGAATCACTAACTCGAGGTCTATACGATATTCTCTCTGCTGGATTTGCTCCAGCACAAGCGATGGAGATGCTGGCTGTTACTACCAAGGCTGCTAAAGCCGGCATGACGGATGCGAAGAATTCTACTCAGGCTATTATCGCCGTTCTCAACTCATATAGTTTGGGAGCGGAACATGCACAGGAAGTCAGTGATTCTCTGTTTACTACTGTTAAGAAGGGGGTACTGACGTTTGGGGAGCTGGCGGGTCACATTGGACTGGTATCGTCCACTGCTGCCGCTGCAGGGGTCACTATGGACGAAATGGGAGCCGTACTGGCCATTATTACCCGTGGTGGTGTAGAGACTGCCCATGCGGTTGTGGCTCTCAATAATATTCTCAAGGCGTTTTTAGCCCCAACTGGAGCTGGTGCAGAGTTTGCGAAGCAGTTAGCTGGCATGGGGATAGGGCCTGTCAGTCTAGGTGGCATTAAGGACAAGGGTTTCCTCAATATAATGAAGGAGATCGCAGCATTGCCAGCAGATATGATTGCTAGGTTGTTCCCCACTCTCCGCAGTCTCCGTGGTATTATGGCGTTGAAGGCTAACCTAGCAAACATTGATGAGATATATAGTGCTTGGTTGAACAAAGCTGGTGCCACTGATGAGGCGATGAAGAAAATTGCTGGCAGCTTTGGATTCCTCATCGACCAGATCAAGGAAGCTGGAGTTCTAATTCTGAGTTACATGGGTGAAACGCTTGCAGAGAATATGAAAAACGTCGCAACGTATGTGCTTACGATTGCTAAGGGATTTGGAGTGTGGGTCAAACAGAACAAAGATGTAGTTGTAGCCGTAACAAAGTCCATTATATTGTTTGGAAAACTTGGACTACAACTAATGGTGGTTGCAAAGGTGCTAGCTGTTGTTGGTACAATTGTATCCATATTCACTGGTGGATGGGTTAAGTTAGTTGCATCTATTGGAGCCGCTGTTGCAGCACTTGCTATAATGAATAGTATTACATCGTCAATAGGCAAGACGATGAAAGATATATCTGATAGTGCATCTAGGGTATCATCTGGTGATGTATCTGGCGGGACGAAGACATCCGATCAATTTGGACCAGGCCCATACAAAATGGTTGGTGGGGAATATGTACCGCTCAAGGAAGGCGAAGAAGTTAATCCGAATGACTGGCCTGCAACAACTAGAGAGCAATTGCAGGCATTAACCAGGCGAAGGTTAGAAGAATCACAAGAGAGAGCGAAAAAGCTTAATCTCGATCTTACAACTCCAAAAGGAGTACTTGATCCAGAAAATATGTATGATACATTAGATGCTGCAGAAAATAGAGTAGAGGGACTTAATGCAACCATAGTGGACCTTAGAGAAGAGCTGGCAGACATTCCTAATATAGCTAAAAGAGCAGCGAGAGAACTTGAAGAATTCAATAAAGACCGTGATGAGGCAATGTCTTCGTTGGGATATGGTAAGATAAAAAAACTTAGAGGTAAAATGAAAGTCCAATATGGGCTCGATTCTATAATAGGGTGGAGAAAGACACTTGAAAAAAATCTTGGTCGTGCGCTCGATATGGAAGGCGCTCGTAAGGTTATTTTGCAAGATGTAATCAAATTAAAGAATACTGA